CTGACTGCGGTATCGGGCGCTGTCTTTGCTTTCAATGTAATGCCAGCATTCCCAAGCGTAGGCGGTACTTCACCCGATGCACAGACCGTCAGCTTCTCATTCACCGTTGTCGGCACACCCACCGAGACATTCAGCTAAGAGATAGGACATCAGGAGCATGAAGTTAGGACTTGAAGTGACTTTTAATTCAGGCGAGTCGGTATCGGTAACGGTACTGCCGCCTGAATGGGTCAAATGGGAGACAAAGACAGGTCGCAGGATCACAGACATCAAAGGAGACAACCTTCTTGGAATGACTGATCTTGCTTTTTTGGCGTATCACGCAATCAAGCGTGAAGCGGCAGGCAAGCCATCACTTCCATTCGATACCTGGATCGAGACTGTGGCAGACATAGATGCGAGCCCACTAAACCCAAAAGTCACGGCGGCGGATCAGTCGGGCGGCTAATTGTCGAGCTGGCGATCGCCACAGGAATTCCGATGTCTGAATGGACATCGGCTGAAGACATTATGACGGCGATTGAAGTATTGGAGAAACGCAATGGCACAAGAGGCAATCAGCTATGACAGAAAAGAGCTGACTGCAATCAAGCGTGCGTTCAAAGCAATGGACGAACAAGCTTTAGCTGAAGCCAAAAAGAAATCCAATGCTTTGGCTGATTTCTTGCGTGACAAAATTATCGCCGCCGCATACGGCAGGACAAAAGCCACTGCGGTGGCAGTCAATATTGCCAAAGGATCAAAAGTCGTCAAGTCATCAAAAGTCGGAGAGTTATCAATCGGCTTTGCGAGTCAAAAATTCTCAGGCGGTGCAACGACTCAACAACTTTGGGCTGGTATGGAATTCGGATCAAAAAGATTCAATCAATTCCCGTCCTGGAGCCCACAAGGTTATTTTATATATCCCACGCTTCGCGCTAATCAGGGCGAGCTTGTGAAACAATGGGAGCAATCATTCTCGGAGATTGTTAAGAGGTTCGACTGATGGCAGGATCACGCACACTCAAGCTGTCGATACTTGCCGATGTCGATGATCTACGCAAAAAGCTCTCGGCTGGATCAAATGAGGTTGAAGGCTTTGGCAGTAAGGTCGCAGATTTTGGCAAAAAAGCGGGATTGGCATTCGCGGCGGCAGGCGCGGCGGCGGCGGCATACGCTGGCAAGCTTTTGGTCGATGGTGTTAAGGCGGCAATTGAGGACGAGAAGGCACAGACCGCTTTAGCGACTAGCCTTCGCAATGTTGCAGGCGCAAGCGATCAAGTTGTCGCCAATGTCGAGAAATACATATCAAAGACGGCTGTGGCAGTCGGTGTCACTGATGATCAATTGCGTCCAAGCTTTGATCGCCTGGTACGCAGTACCAAAGATGTTGAAACGGCTCAAAGACTTCAGGCGCTTGCTTTAGATGTTGCGGCGGGAAGCGGTAAATCTCTCGAATCGGTCAGCGCGGCTTTGGCTCGCGGCTTTGATGGTAATACTGCGGCGCTCGGTCGCTTGGGCATAGGACTTTCAGCCGCCGAATTGAAATCAATGACTTTTGATGAAGTCACAAAACAACTTGCAACAACTTTTGGCGGTCAAGCCACAGAGCAAGCTGAAACATTCTCAGGCAAGATGGAACGATTAGGGATTGCATTCGATGAAGCCAAAGAGACTGTCGGATCATTTGTACTCGATGCCATCACGCCATTAATTACCAATTTTGTTGATAAAGGCATACCCGCGATCCAGGATTTCGCAGACAAAATTGGCAATCAATTGTCGCCTGTCTTCACAGACTTATTTATTTTTATTCGCGAAGAAGCATTGCCAGCATTGCAGAGATGGTATCAATTCCTGGTCAATGAGGTCATACCCGCAATTATCAAGACCGTCACACCGGTCATTCAAGGCATATTCTTAGCTTTCAACAAAGTCAAAACTGCAATTGATCAAAATTATGAATCACTCAAGCCATTGATTGATGGTTTCAAAGCTTTTGTGAAATTTGTTGTCTCTGATGTCTTGCCAATTGTGGGCAAGGGATTGGGCGTGGCATTCTCAGCTCTCGGATCAATTATTGCGGGATTGGTCAAAGGCTTCGCGGCAGTAGCAAATGCAATTGACAACATTGTCGATGGTGTTAGGTCTTTGATCAATTTAGTAACGAGCAACCCTGTCGTAAAGGGAATTGGCAATCTCATATCATCGGCTTTTGGTGGCGGTCGAGCTGAAGGTGGTTCGGTAAAAGCGGGCACATCGTATGTCGTAGGTGAGCGCGGCGCTGAGATGTTTGTGCCAAAGACTGACGGCGTGATCGTGCCAAATAACAAGCTTGGCGGCGGTGGGGTAGTCAATAATTTCAACATCAATGTGACAGGTGCGCTTGATCAGGAAGGCGTGGCGCGTCAGATTGTGGATATTCTGAACAATAGCTTTTATCGCGGCACAATCGGAGCGGGCGGCTTGGTGTCAGCATGACGGCTTATACGCCCGAATGGAAGGTCTTAATTGAAGGCGTGGAATACCAAAATATCACGCTAACCAATCTGACAATTTCATCAGGTCGCACAAATATCTATGAGCAAGCTGTGGCGGGGTATTGCAATTTGCAACTTATCAAGCTTGACAATACAACGACCACCCTTGACATCAATGACGGTCTGACCGTACAGATCAAGGATTCAACGGGCGCTTATGTCAATATTTTTGGCGGGTTTATTGCCGAATATTCAACTGAAATCACATCAGTGGGTACGGTAGGCGATGCGCAGACCATTAGCATCATTGCACTTGGAGCTTTGGCGCGATTGCCACGATCCTTGACACAAGGCATACTCAGCACCGACTTCGATGGCGATCAGATATACACGATCCTGGAACAAGTCTTATTCGGTCAATGGAACGATGTGCCTGCGGCATTGACTTGGGCAAATTATGATCCCACCGAGACTTGGGCTAACGCACTGAATACAGGCTTGGGCGAGATTGACCGTCCAGGCGATTATGAGCTGGCAAATCGATCTGCCAGCACGACCGATATTTATTCACTCGTTGCGGCGCTGGCGACATCGGGGCTTGGGTATATCTATGAAGACGCATCAGGTCGCATTGGTTATGCCGATTCAACCCATCGAAGCCAATATCTCGCGGCTAACGGATATGTGGATTTGTCGGCTAACACTGACGCTTTGGCGCGTGGCTTGAAGACCGCAGTGCGCGGGGGCGATGTCCGCAATTCGATCACCATTACATATAAAAACGGGCAACAACACAGTGCGCAAGACGCGACATCAATTGGCACATACGGCAAATTGGCGCAGAATATATCCACATCGCTGGAGAATGGTGCTGACGCAACAAGTCAAGCGCAATTCTATTTGACGCTCAGAGCCTATCCGCGAGCGATATTTGATTCGGTCAGCTTTAACCTGGCAAATGATTTGATTAGTAACAACGACCGAGATGCGCTCATAAATGTATTCATGGGTATGCCTGTCAATATCACGGGATTACCCATCAATATGGGATCAAACTTTCAGGGATTTGTTGAAGGCTGGACTTGGACGGCTGGCGTTAAATCAGTGACGCTAAAACTCAATGTCTCACCCGTATCATTCTCGCTTCAGGCATTCCGATGGAATTCCGTGCCTGTCACCGAGTATTGGAACACCTTATCCCCTACACTCACATGGCTAGATGCCACAATCGTGGCATAAAGGAGAACAGATATGGCAACCACGACCACCAATTTTGGGTGGGATATTCCTCAATCAACTGATCTAGTCAAAGACGGTGCAACGGCAATTGCGGCGCTTGGACAAGACATTGATACCGCTTTGGTCGATCTTAAAGGCGGCACAACAGGGCAAATCCTGGCGAAGAATTCAAACACTGATCTTGATTACACCTGGATAAACAATGATCAAGGAGACATCACGGCTGTCACGGCTGGAACGGGTCTTACAGGCGGCGGCACGACAGGAGCTGTCACTTTAACCAATGACATGGCAACGACCATCACGGCATCAGGCGATATTGTGGTGGGAACGGGATCAGGCACATACGACAATCTGCCAATTGGCACGACAGGGCAGGTTTTGACGGCTGATACAAGCGTCTCGCCATATAAGGTCAAATGGGCATCGCCAGCAGGCGGCGGTAAAGTCTTGCAAGTCGTTCAAGCTGTCGATACAGGATATGTTGCCATCACAACAACCGACACTTGGGAAGATGCAAATTTGTCAGCAAGCATTACGCCTAGTTCTACAAATTCAAAAGTGTTAATTATTATCTCACAACAAATCGGTTTCTATAATAACAACAATTCGGCAAACAATGCTTTTGCGAGATTGAGAAGAGACACAACTACAATTTGGAACGCAAGTGCAACGGCAGGGTGGGTCGGACAACAAGATTTAGCAGGCGGCGGACCTAGACAAAATGTTTCAATAGTGTATTTAGACAGTCCTGCAACAACATCTTCTGTCACATATAAACCACAATATAAGCAAACAACAAACGCCAATGATAAAACGCTCTATATGCAAAACGGCAACGGTGGAGCATCAACAATCACTTTAATGGAGATAGGTGCCTAACATGGATTTGATACTTAAAACAAGAGCAATTCACAAATTGCGTCCCGGTGCTGAATGGATTTTAGATGAAAATACGGGTCTGACATTCAAAGATAAAAACATTGCAAAGCCGAGCGATGAAGAAATTGAACAGGCTATGTCCGAAATTGTCGCAGATGACGCAATTAAGGCTGAAGCAAAAGCAGAAGCGCAAGCAAGCGCCAAAGCTAAACTCGCGGCTCTCGGTCTGAATGCTGACGAAATTGCCGCTCTAATTGGATAAAAAAAATATGACTATTTACACTCAAGGATCGGCACAAAGGCTTTTCGAAATAGCATTAGGTGAAGTGGGCTATATCGAAACGCCTGACAACATCACAAAATACGGTGAATTCACAAAAGCTAATGGGCTGGCTTGGTGCGGATCATTCGTCAATTGGTGCGCTCATGAAGC